GTAGCATTAGTGAGAGTTTTATCTTCATCTCCCAATGTAACAGGTCCATCACCTAAAGTGATGACTTCAGTAACCGTTCCAGTAGATGCCGCTTTACTGACTGTTTTAAATGTATCTTCAGATCTTACTGGACCTGAAAAAGTTGATTTTGCCATAATTGTATCCTCCTAGTTTGTTGAATGTAGTCTCTAGGCCGTCGACTATACTCGTCTACATTCTTATTAATTTGTATAGTGATTAATCTATAACTCTTTTTAACAAAGAGTGCAAGGTATCCTGTAGTGAAAAATTGATTTTTATGAAATAGCCTTAACCGGCTATTGATGCCTCAGGAGCAGCGTCTTTGATCTTGAGTAAACGAGTATCTTCTTCAAACTCTTGAGCGATGATTGCTTTAATAACGTCTTGGATCTTTTTGTTAATTTCGATCATTTTAACGTTATGTCGCCCCGACTTCAGATACTCCTGTTGCCACTCTAGCTCCAAGGATCTTTTTGTAGTGTACAGTTCTTGGATCATTTGTAACCTCCTCATAGGTTATCCATTTACCAGTTTTACTAGTAAATCCATCAGACTCGAACTTTACCTCATTTTTTCCTAGTTTGTCAAGGATTACTTTTTCGATACTTTCAAGATTATCTTCGGCCATAGCCTTAAAATCAGCAGAATAGCCATTATAACGGATTTGTACTCGGAAGTGTTTCATAGTTATTTCGTACTTTATATGTGAAATGAGGCGATTTTAAGGCCGCCTCATTTCTATTTTTGTTTGCTAATTACGCACCTGGTGATCCGAAGACACCACGCCAGTCAGACCAGCCGAAGCTGTATCTTTCTCTAGCTTTGTATCTAACGTTACCAGTTTCAAAATCGCCTTCCATAGCGGTTTTGATTGGTGCTCTAACAAAGTGTTTTAGTCCATTTGGTACATCTGTTTTAAGAAACCAAGCATCTGTGTCTGTTAAGTAGTGGTTAACTACATAACCTTGAGGAATCATCCCCAAGTTTTTCACAGCGTTGATGTCATTATCAGCTGTTCCTACTCTACCTGGAGATTTTAACAATCTTTCAGCAGTAAATTGCAAAGCAGCAGGAATAATCATTTTTCTTCCTTGTGCCGCAATTTTTAAACCTCGTTCATCAGTTAGCGCAGCAACGTCAATTAGTGCTTGCTCCAATGAAGTTTCGTTTAAGTCTGCTGCTGTTGATAGTTCGTTTTGCTCTGTTCCAGACACGAGAACGTGTGCTGTTGAACAAAGTTCTAAACCATCTCCACCAGTGTATGAACTGTTGAACGCTCTGTTGAGAACGTTTGCCGCTTTAACTTGTTTAGCATTAGCCATTGAACGTGCTAGTGCTTTTGTATAACGAGACGCAAGTCTGTCATACAAGTTATCTTCAATCGCTTCTTCAGTGATTGAGAACGCTAAAGCAAGCGTTTCATGCGTATAACGAGCAGTGAATGTTTCTTGTGCAGAATCATAGTTAATGCTTGAACCTTCCGGTTTCACTTGTGCATTAGCAAATCCAGATAACATTACTTCCTCTTCGAAAGCTCTGTCTGAATTTTCTGTGTCGAAAACATCTGCGTGTTCGTTAGCATAGTTTTTATATTCAAGGCCGAATAGTGCATTCAACCCTGGCTCTAGTTCCTTAACTAGTTGTGCTCTTGATATTGCCATAATTTATACTCCTATTCTCCTATTATATAGCTGTTACAACTTTGTGTATATGGAATCCTGTATTGAATACAACATACGCGTTAGCATTTGCGGAACCTGTGTCGCTATTTTCGGGATCTGTTGAGATACCAAGTTGCTTAAAGTTTCCGTTGCCATCGCCAGAACTTGACGTGTCAAGTTCGGATGAAGACTGGCCGTTTATAGTACTTCCAGCAACACCGACAAAGTCGATATCAGAGAAGTTATGTTCTGCGGTTCCAGTTCCATCATGTTGTGCTTCCAATACTATATTAGGATCTGTATATACGGTCGCTTTCAAATCCGAAGCAGCTGTTGTGTTCGGATAATAGTTCGACCAAGTTGGCTTACTTGTTGTTGGGTCTGTATAAGAAACACCACCGAAAATACCCGCTGTTTGGGTATCTCCAACTGTTGCCGCTTCTATAGTGCCCGCCGCTACTACTTCAACTACTTGACCATTATAAATATTGGTGTTGTAGCTAGCTGTAATAGGGATCTCTTCAGCGCGGATTAATCCACCGCTGATGTGCCTTGCGGGTCGAAACCCAAAGGCAGCGTCTATGTTTGCCATATTATACTCCTTATTAATAATATTTTCGTTGGGTAAGAATCGCTAATAAATTAGTCTTTCTTAGTACCACCGAAGGTTACACGGGTCTGCCTCTCAGCATTGATCGGCATACCTGGATGCTGTTCCTTCATAAGATCGCTTTCAATCGCGTCGTCTTTGTCTTGAGTAATTTTTCTAAAATACTCATCGCGCGCTTTGACGATCTCTTCTGGTATCCTTGCCAGCAACAGGCCACCAACTCCGATTACCCCTTTGTATTTGCCTTCCGTCATCACTGGATATTCCGATCCTGGATATGCATCAGCTCTTACGAGCTCGTATCCTGATCTTAATCTGCCAGCCATGTTCTTTGTATCATCAAAGCCCATAACTTCAGACCTTATCCACCTGTGATGATATCCTGCAGGCGCAGGGGGTGCATCTAAAGATGATGGTGGAGTCCAGACAGCTTTTTGAGCAGTTTTTGCTCGGGTCTGACTCGCACGGGAAGTTTTGATTTTGTCGTTTGTCATATGCTTAAGCCTCCTTCGTGATTTTTAATTGTTTTGCATACTCTTCAAGTGGCACACCGAGTTTTTTAGCGATTGCTACCTGAGATGATGTGAGTCTCACGGTTCTGCGACTAGGTTTTACACTTCGCTTCGCTGAAGCTACTGTTTGTGTTAGTTTAGTCGAATCCTGTGACTCTGTTCTACCAAATTTATGCGGGAAGTCAAGTCTCATTCTTTTATCTATTTCCGCATAATATTCTGCCGAGTTAGGATCAAATCCCTCTTGCTCGGTTAGTTTTTTATGATAATCAAAAGCTGTATAAGTCATAGCGCTGTCTTTTCCGAACCATTCGTTCTTTTCAGCCCATGATTCAGCTTTTGGATCTGGTGGTGGTGTTCGTCCGACAGTATCCTGTAAAGAAGGGGTTTTTACTTCCCTTTCTTTATCTTGTGCCTGTCGATCTTTTAAAGCATTAAGTCTAGCTTCTTCAATACCCAGTTGTGTAATTGACTTTTGTGCTTCTACTTCAGCACTAATGTCGCCTGCTTCCCTTGCTGTTGTCATTCTAGCTTTGGCTGCTTCTAATCCAGAAGTAACTTTATTTTCAAGAGCTTTTACATAATTAGGTTCTAGTTTTGAAAATTTAGTTCTTAACTGTGAATGCTCGTACTGAACACCTTTGGCATAATCAAGAGCGGCTTCTTTTTGTCGCTCTGCTTCACGCCATTTTTTAGTTAGCTTAGATATTCTTTTCTGAACACCTTCGCTGTATTCTTCAAGTTCTTTTTTCTCTTCGGGTTTTGTTTCTTGCTTCTCTTCTACTGTTTCTTCTACCTTCTCTTCTACTTTTTCTTGTTTCTCTTCTACGGGTTCAACGGTTTCTACCGTTTCCTTTTCTTCCTTGACCTCAACGTCGGTTGCTGGACCGGAATCGTCAATATCAACTGTTTTCTTTTCTTCTTCTTGCATAGTTCCTCCTATGATTAATTATGATGAAGTACGGATTCGGGATCGTCTATCGTCCCTAAAACTTCGTCGTCATTTAAGATACGAACTTCTCCGCCTTCGATGGGTAGTCTTGATCCTGCGTAGCGTGCAAAAATAACCCATTGTCCTATTTTGCACCACGGTCCCGTTGGAAATTTTTCTCTGTCATGATAGGCCAACGGCCCCATCTTGAGTACGTAACCACAATTAGTTGCGATACGTAATTTGTCTAATGATTCTTGTGCGATTAAAATACCGCCTTTAGTCTTTTCTCGTGGAGAAAAGGGTAAAACCAATAGTCGCCAGCCGCTAGGGACGGGTAACTGGGTTTTTTGTTCTTTGATTGTCTCAGGAGTTAAAGGCTCTTTTTCTGGTATAGCCTTATACTTCTCCTCAAGGG